CCTTCTCACGAGGAGTCAATTCCTTTGCAGGGATAGCTCTGTTCATAATCTGTTTACTTGCCATTAGTTCTCCCTTTATCAAAACAGAAGCCTCCCTAAAGAGGCTCCTTTGTTACTTAACGAATTGGGCAAGCCCCTGTAGCGCACTCATTGTCATCCAAACCAATATCCAAGCTGCTGATAGCTGTGATTAGGCGTGTCTTAGCAACAAGGTCATCGTACTGTTCCTTGGTAATCTCTTCCAAAGGAGCTTGTTTGAATCCGTGCTCATTATGGAGCAAGAATGACAAACTCTTATGGTTGTTCTTATAGTTCTTCTTGAGATACTTACGAATCTCAGGAAGTTCCTCTTTACGGTAGTACACAGTACAAGACACAGAGTTATCACTCCACACTTCCTGCAACCACTTAACAGTCTCAAGCTGTGCGATAGCTGTCATGTCCTTAGCCAACACAGCATGATCTGGATGTCGGAAAGGAAACGATACTACCACAGTGCTGTGATCCTCAGTACCATCAAAGTTCTGCTGGTATTCCACAGGATAGCCATGCTCACGACAGGTCTGCACCAGTGCATGATTAGCACTGATACGGATACGTCGAATCATATACCGAGCATAAGCAGGATGGCAGCCGGGAGTAACGCCGGGAAGCAGACTCAGAGTTCCTGAAGGCTTGACAGTAGTAATCTTTACAGACTCAGGGAACCCATTGTCTTTAGAGTACTGCTTGTCGAACTTTCGGAGTTCTTTGTAAACATCTTCCAACCATCCTTTCTGCTCTTCCGTAGCTTGAAGCACACCTGTAACACCAATGCCCATACGCATATTCTTATGGACAATATCTTCAGTGATCTTAAGATGGAATGGTAACGCAAGCGAATGCTTGTTAACACGATATAGCAACTTGCAAACATCAATCATCTCCTCTTTAGATTCAAGATTCGGAAGGTACACTTCTGCAAGGCAACAAGTTTCCCCATCAGCCAAGCTCTGCTCCGCACAAGGATTGTAACCTTGGACATCGGGATCAGGGTATTCGGTTTCACCCAACCTTCCAACCTTACGGGAAAGTTTAAGGTTAATAAGGCCATAAGGCTCTCCTTTTCCTTCGTATCCATCCCAGAAGAAGTCATGAAGGTCTCCAATGTCGTGACAAACAACGCTGTTGTTGGACATGGCTCTCCAGCTTGGGATATTACCCAAGTCCCATCGTTTAGCAAGTAGATATTCCACATCGTCTGGGTCTCCAATAGCAATCTGAGCACTGCGGCGCACGTTACCTGCAACCACAATAGCACCAATAATGTTCATGATGTCCAAGCAGTCAACAGGACGTACCTTCTTACCTGCTCGTTTCTCCAGAATCTCTCCGATCTTACCGATACCCCACACCAAGTCTTCAGGGCCGCTAGCTGTGCCACCAAAGCCTTTGATCAAAGCACCTTTAGAACGAATCAACTGCGTCGAGTAGGTGAAAGTTTGTTTACCAGACTCGTGAGCCAAGAAAGCAGATTTAAGCGTCTTACCAAGTAAGGAAACCCATCCTTCACGAGAATCAGGAACGACAAAATCAGCGTCAGGAACATCGCTGCGAGTAGGACACTTAAAATCCACATTGACTGGAGGAATCTTATCAACATTAGCTTTCTGAATATTGTAGCCCACACCTGAGCCAAGCATCAACAAATCCATAGCCCAAGTGAAAGGCTCTACAGGTTGATCAACAACCTTGAAGGCGCAGTTCTGAAGACTAGCACCGCCAAGTTTATTTACTGTGTCTGTACCAAGCTGCCACAGGAAGCGACCTGCTACAGTGCCTTTCAACTCCATCAAGTATCGCTTCAGTCGTTGCTTCTCATCGTCGTTAAAGCCGACCTTTAACTGTGTGTTAGAAGCGTTAACAACTCGGTTAACTGTATCCTCAAATTCTTCTGTTGCGCTATCTGGGTTATGTTCATCCAACCGGCGAGCATAGGTACGCTTGTATGTTAGGTAGCCGACTGAGCTGAAAGGTGTTGTGTATTCTGTCATTAATAAATTTCCTTAGTTAGTTGTTCTTGCTTCTCTTCAATGTAATCTTCAAAGCGCTCAATGATGTCATCACTGTGGATGTCTAACAGCTCCAGCAGTGTGACTTCATCGACTCGTTGAAGCTTCTCTTTAAGTTCTTCAAACGTCAGATTCATACGCTTCAATCAGCTTCTTCAGATAAAACTCTGCCTTCTTCAAGTCCTCAACACCGTTCTTGTCCATGAAGCGCATCAAGTACTGCATCATCTGCACGTAGTCAGCTACGAATAACCCACCGTAGTCACGAGAAACCGGAGGAATCTTATTCACCAGTTTCTCGATGACATCCCGCACCTCAATACCTTCTTCCTCGAAGAGCATATAGTGTTTAGGTTTATTCACCACATCAAAGTGCATATCCCCTGAAGAAATACCATTAGTGTTATAGAACCAATCATCAATAGCTTCTTTGAGAGGCTTAGAGGCACGGCTAGTCATATACACATTTCCTTTCACATAGTTAGAATAGCCTGTGCAGGTAATGCAAGGAGATTCCGAGTCACGATCCATAAAAGCATAGAAGCAACTATTACATTTGTTTTCCATCTTAAATTCCCTTCAATGTTTTCTCAGGAAGTTTAGTCGTAGTTCGTTCACTGCTCCATGTACCGCAAGCAGTGCACTGATAACGCTGATACTTACCTGCCTTAGTCACATTATACCCACGCTTAGTCAGCAGACCAGAACCACAAGTAGGGCAAGTGCATCCTGTCTCATCATGCACCGCTTTGTTCGGATGGTTCTTAATCCAAGGCAAGAACTCATGGTACACCTTTTCAAGCAAGACCACGTCCTGCTTATTGTAGGCTTCCATCTTCTTCCAAGCTTCCGGGTCTTTGTTCATACACTTAACCCACAGCTCGAACCCTTCATGTCCTTCTTTCTTACCAACACCCAAAGCTCGACCCACGTAATCAAGTTTGTTGCTGGGGAAACGGAACTGTTGTCGTGCAGTCTTCAAAAGGTCAATCTGAGCATAAGGAGCAGGAGGAGGTAAACCACCAAGCAAGAACTCTTTGTTCAACACAGGAATATCAAAACGGCTTCCGTTGTAATGAATCACAGCATCTGCTTGGTCAAGAAGCTTGTGGATGTTCTTTAACATTCCTTTCTTGCCTTGCACAATGCTGGAGAACATTACTTCATCTTCTTCCAACCACTTAGCAGCCCAACACAGCATCTTACTACTGTCCACGATCTGACTAATGCTGATATTCTGCTTAAACAAGCCCCACACATAAGCAGTGTTAGGGGCTGTCTCAATATCAAGTAGCAGTATTTTCATTCTTCATCCTCTTTAACGAAGTACTCACCAGTCCAAGGATCGAGGTAGTCAGAATGATACTCATACATCGCGTCTAACCACATAGGCTGTTCCAAGCGTACCTGATGCTTGATAGCATAGCCAAACACTGACTCCAAGAACTTCACATAATCATCCATGCACTCGTGCCATGTAGCTCCGGGTGTAGTGATTGTCTTATTGTGTACTTTACCGTCACAATCTGTATAGGTAAAACTATAGGACTGCATAACATCATATTTATTGGTCATCGCTCATCTCCTTCACCACTCAAGGTATTGTTTGTTTGTCGTGCTGCAAGTTTACGTAAGTTCTGGCTAGCCAAGTCAGCCAAGCTCCAACCCATCACTGTAGACAACCCTGCAATCTGCCACAGGACATCACCTACTTCCTTCTGCATACCTACCTCATCCAAGACACCATCACGAATCCACTTGGCATACTTACCTGCAACTTCACCGGCTTCAGAGGTGAGGTTAGCTACCATGTAAGCAGGGTTCTTAGCTGACTCTAGTGCTGTCTTAAACGCTAGTTCTTGATACTCATTTAGATTCATTCATTGCCTCCATCACATTAGGAAATAACTTAACCAACTCAGCCTTACACATATCAGCAACGTCCCTGTGCTCCTTTTGCGTAGCCACATCACAGCGAATATCCACATAGTGAAGCCAGCTACGCAGTGTACCATTCATGTACATTTTACTCATAGTCAATCCTTCAGGCAAGAGCTTACGAGCTACTTCCTTAGCGATACCCTTCTCTAAGGCTAATGAGTAGGCTCTCTCAGCTTCACACTGTACACGCAGTTGAACAGCATTCCACCAGT